CGTCATGGAATACACGAAGAGGCTGTTCCTTATCATCAACGAACTTGAGAATGTTCTCATGCCCGAAGTGGGTGTCACTGATTACAAAAATATCTCTCATTTGAACCCCGCAAACTTAGCTTTATCGAACTTACTCGCTTTTTTAGTACGCTCTGTATCTTCACTCATGAACTTACCGTTGTCCATCACAGGTCGATCATCTGTCAAATCCTGTGCTGATTGCTCTACATTATATAACCGCATTTTTGCACGATCAATGCCAAGAACAAACCTACGATTATTCCCTGGATCATTATAGCGATTCTTGAGTTGCTTAACCATGATCTGACCGAGTGCTTCCAGTTCTTCGGAGGTTGATAACCCAAACATAAAATCAGCTGTGGCTGGGAGTCCAAAGGATTCTGATGTATCTTCCAACCCCAAGTCGCTGTTCGAATATCCGCTTCGAGTTGTTTGAGTCGCAGAGATGATAGGTACATTGAATTCCACTGCGAGCCCTCGTAGTTCTTCTGCGATCGCTTTGATAAGGGTATAAGAATTGACGTTGGCTCCATGGCGTATCCTTGATGATGCACAAATGTTTAGATAATCAATAAAGATAACATCTGGTATAAAGTTTCTCTTGATCTTCAACTCATTGATAAGATGACGAAAGTTTGCTGAACCTGCCGAAGCAGTTGGATATTCTTTGATGATCAACTTACCAGTTGTTTTAGTTTTAACTCTATCGATCTTCTTATCATAGATATCTTTAGGAATGACCTTCAGATCATCAAGCGTAACATCTAACAAGTTGGCGTCAATTCTTTCTGCGATTCTTTCTTCTGCCATTTCCAATGTGATGTAGAGTGCATTGTATCCTTGGAGTAAGTGAGAAGCAGCAAGGTGACACATGAAAAGTGATTTACCAACACCTGTACCTGCGAGACAGATGTTAAGCGTTTTCTTTGGTAAGCCACCGCCCGTGATCTTATTAAAGTATTCGAGGTCGAACGGTAAACGAACTTCTTTCTTGTGATAGAACTCGAATCGAGAGTCTGCGTCATCGATGAAGTCATGACCTATGTGGGGATCGAACGATACGCCCAATGCGTCAGATAAGATTTTCGGGATGCTTCCTTTGCCTTCCGTTGTTTTCTTATCATCAAGAATTTGAATTGACTGCATGATCGCATTATAAACTGCTTTCTCCTGACAGAACTTCTCGGTCTGATCAATCAACCAATCGAGCTTTGTATCTTTATCAATATCAAGTTTGCTGATGTTGTCAGCAACTTCTTTGAATGTAAGTTCGCTTACGCCTACCTTATTACTCAGATCAATAGCCAATGCTTCCTTTGACGGGAATGCATTATACTTGTGAACATATTCGCTGATGAGAGAAAATAATACTTTGTCGGCTTGATTAGAAAAATATTCTTCTTTTAGAAACGGAATAGTTTTGCGAGCATAGTCTTCATTGAATAATAGATTACTGAAAATAGTGTTTTCGATTTGCATTCATTCCCCTCGGAGTAATCATATTTCACTGAGCTTGGCTGCTTATGATGATACATTGTAGTCTCTTACATTTTGAAAGATACCATGAATGTAATTCTCTGCTGCATCTTTTACGTAATGTACAGATTTGTTTGGATATTCAATAGTATGATAATACTCTCCTTCTTTATAAAAGTCAACGACAAACTGCTCATCGACTAACTTTATAATAGCGCCTCGAGAACCATCACCATTGTAGTAACTATCAATCATCTTCGTCTGAGACATTATCGTCCTCCATAATCGAACCAAGAGCAATCTTATACGTCTTTTCAATGTACTTGGAGAAGTCAGTCTCTTTGAACACCTTCATCCAAAACTCTTTGTTGTTGACAATATCACTCGCGCGCATGTTCGGTGCGAGAATTTCACCAGTATCCATATCTACTCGAGCATACCAGCCATTCTTAGGTTTAACGATATAACCACCATCAAGAGCAACATCAAGCAAACCAGACCAACGATTGATCCCGCCTTCGAAAGAAACAGTGATAGGAATTTTAGACTTTTCTTTAACATACCTTGACTTCTCTACGTTAATGACAAAGTGATATCCCTGAATGCCATCAGAGTCTTTATCTTGCTGACGACCCAAGATCCAGATAGCATCTGCTGAATAATATGAACCAGTACCACCACCGACAATATCTTTCGGATACAAACCAATTTCTTTGTAAGTATGATTGATGACCGCCATCGGAATATCTTTAAGAGTAAGATGTGGCGTAATCATACGGAACAATGACTTCAGCTGCTTCGCACGAGACATATCCGCAACTGACTTACCATCCATCGCATCGTCAACTTCTTTCTTTGACGCAAGATTGCCGATTGAATCAATAACAATCATTACTCGATCATCACGCCCCAACTCTTTCAGCTGTTGCATAATATCAAACTTCAGTTGTTCAACGTCCGTGATCGGTGTATGAACCACAGAATCAAAAGGAATACCAAACGTCTGAAAATAAGACTGAGGAGTACCAAACTCGCTATCGTAAAACAATATAACGCCATCAGGATATTTCTTTAGGAATGAGGAAGCCAGCAATAATGCGAAGCCTGTTTTAAAATGCTTCGATGGACCAGCCAGCATTGTTAGCCCAGGAGTAAGACCGCCATCAATAGTTCCTGACAACGCTACGTTGATCATCGGAACTGAAGTAGGAATCATATCTTTCTTTGTAAAGATTTTGCTGTCTTCGAGAGTTGAAGTTAGATCAATTGTGCTGTTCTTAATCAATTTATCTTTAAGCGACATTATCTTCTCCTAATACGTCATCATTTATTCTAAGTATACCTCGATCGATCCTATTAGTCAAGCGATTATTTGCTAGACCATGATTAGCAGCGAGAAGCAGAACAACAGCAAGAGGATCAAAAACGAAAACAAGTAAAATAATGACACCTCTAACGGCTCTTTCCAGTTGATCTGAATCTGTTGAATCGTAGACCAATGCAGCGATGTACTTAATGGGACCAACTTCAGCTTCGAGCTTTTTGATAGAGGACTGGGCTTCGACTCTATCTTGATTGAGCTTTGCGATGATTGTATTGTGATCTTCTTTTTTCCTGACGAGAGCATCTCTTGTTTTTCTTTGCTGGTCGGCTGCATGTAACGAACTCCCTGCTTGTCCACGATCTGTCATTTTAGTAACAGCAGCATCAATTTGTGCTATCTGTTTATCAATATCAGAAACTGCTTCTTTCTCTGTAGCAATCTTTGACTGTATGATTTCAAGTTGATCTGCTTGTCCTGTGCTAATGTTCAACTGTTGTTCAATGTGTGCTTTTGATAGAAAACCAAACACACCCATACTTGATATAAACATCAAGATGAAAACAGCAAACGTAAGATAACTCTTTAACAACAATGGTGCTGTTTTCCAGTTACGGTACAACCATGATGTTGTAACAAGCTTACCCAGCTCTAGCGCAACGCCCATAATGACAATAGGATAATAGGCTGCTGAAAAGATAGCAGTCAATCCTAGAATCGAATAATAAGCTGATACGCCAGATACTGTAAAAGCAACTAGCAAAGCAAGAATGTTAACCATCGACGAACGTATTTACCTTCTCAATGAACGCTGCTATTTTCTCAGCACGATTTGGCCAAAGGATATATTCCTTTTCTGGATCTTTAGCCAGATTGTTTAATAGTGGCATGATCATATCACGCAATGTCTCAAGCTTTGTTTGAGCTTCGGTCGTTGCTTTGGCAACAACTTTAGATTGCTCTTCAACTTTCTTCTTGAGCATCTCTTCATGCTTTTTAAGTTCGGCTTCTGATACAAGACTGAAGCCAAAGTCGTTATCTAAGTTAGACAAATATATCCTCCAATGATGCTGTTTTCTCGACTTCCCAGTCGATTACTTCGGTTATAGATTTCAATGGTTCAAGAAAACTTTTCTCAAACTGTTTATCACGATCAACATAAAAATCAATACCAAATTCTTTTGGCAAATAATCAGAAGTTGCAATAACAGATTCACCGATAGGATTTGGTATTTTTAGATACGCAAACTTAATCTTATCGCCATCCATAATAGGCGGTATGTTCTTGATGTTATGTTTCTTCAACAGATGATTAAAGATCAACGCACCCTTAACTTGTATCGGCGTACCACTGCTGTATATCGTTGAGCTATCTTTATATTTACCCATCCCCTTAATTCCACGTGGGAACGCAACGTCTTCAAATGGTAATGTTGAGAACTCAGTGCGGAAGTCAGCAATGAACTTCTGTAATGCTTCCTCATCTTGGTTCATAATAATGTCAAAAGATTTCTTCAGCTTCTCGCGACACGCATGTGGAGTTGATGAACGAACAGCTTCAATGCCTTGAATCTTCAGCTTTGGCTTTTCATATTGCACACCCTCAACGTTCCAAGCATTGAGGATATACATCTTCTTTGCTTTCCAGATGCCTTTGTTAGCAATTGTTTCTCGCTTCATCTGCATCTTTTGCTGATATGCATTCATCATATCCGCGAGCTGTTGATAACATTCATCAAGATAAGGCTGAATCTTTTTCTCGCAGAACTGATCAATTGTTGCAACAGCTTTCAACTCATCGCTTCCTTCAGGAATCAACTTCTCAAACGTAACATAGATTGAATCTGTATCAGAAGCAATAACATAATCTTCGTTTTGCGTCTTACAAAGTTTGTTCATAAACGCATTCATCTTGCGTTCAATCCAGCGGATAGAAAGCTGACCAGATGTTGTAATTGCTTCAGCGTTGTCAAACGAGAACCAGCGGAAGTAACGATTACCCAGAGCACCATAAGCAGAGTTTAGCTGAATTTTTTTTGCCATCTGCATATTATGATATTGTGCGATCAATCGTTCATCTTCGCGAGACTTTGAAACTTCATATCGTTTCTTCGCCTCAATCATTTTCTTCTTGTAGATGACGCGATCATCATACATCTTTTCCATCAATGCTGGGAGAAAACCCTGCTTGTCTTTTTTATACATACAGCCATTGGCTGTCATTGCTGGACCATCTTTTCGAACTTGGAAATTCGGCGCACTCAATATCCAATCGATTGATGGAAAATCATCAGTTCGTTTAACAAATGTTTCTGGGCTGATGTTATATTGCATAATGAGATGCGGATACAAACTGTTCAAGTCAAATGATACAACCCACTTGTTCATACCAATTCTTGGTTCTTTAACATGACCACCAACCAATTCAAATGGTGAATGATCAACTTTGAACTGAGGAATAACAATGCGCCGATCAAGAAGATAGTTATGAATGATAACATCCCATGGACGCACAGTTGTCATCGTGTCGTGATAGTTAACCTTTGCGTCATACGCGAGCGCCATGACTTGCTGGATAAATCCAAGTTTCTGATCAAGTTTCTCGACAAGCGCACAGTCGTAGATGTTATACTCAATGAACTTCTGGAAGTTACTCTTGTAAAGCTCCAAAAGTGAACCATACTCAGAGTAGTCAATTTTCCGTTCGCCAATTTCAATTGAGGCAATATAATCCAGTTTATAGCTTTCTTGATTACCAAACGAGAATTTGCGGTAGAGTTGGTAGTAGTCCAAGACCGCAATCCCAACGGGAGTGTATGTTTGATTACTCTTACCTTTGAACTCGACTTCTCTTTCTTCCAAGATTTTCCACGGAGATAATCTTTTCGCCTCGCCATCACCCAACACTCCTTTAATACGATTGACCAGATATGGCATGTCAAAGAACTCAATGTTCCAACCTGTCACAATATCTGGCTTCCATGACTTATGATTCCATACCATCAAGAACTTATCAAGCAACGTTGCTTCA